ATTTGCATAACACAAGCACCAGCTAACACCCCAGATACAGTTCTTTTACTGCTCCATTTACCTCGTTTGTCTTTGAATACTTCTGGAACAATGGCAAGAATACCCTTTGCAAGTGTTGGGGATATGGGCATTACTTTATCTTTTTATCTTTAATAAAGTAGCTTACCAAGTCATCCAGATAGCCGAACATCTTGTTATCCTTTTCGGTAGGAGTTACATTTGCGATAACTTTAAAAAATGCCATTGCTCCGATCAGCAATTCAGCCCAGTTTGATTTTAAAATCTCAATCATAATAAGTATTTAATTCGATGAATATAAAAGGTAAGTAAAGACAATGCTGATGCCCGTTTTCAAATTTAGAGGACCAGATACCTACCAGTATTCCCGTGTAAGTACCTAAGCTTAATTCCCATCCTGTCATGTTAATATGTCCAAATTACTGAATCTGTGAGTTCTTCGTCTACATCAGCGTGTATAAATGTACTGGCAATACCTACTCTGGTAAACCCAACATCTAACAACGCTTGTACTATTTTAAATCTATGGTAGGAATTTTCACAATGTATGTCAACGGCATTACCTCTCAAGTGAGCAGACTTTTTTGAGCCACCTACTCGGTCGTTTGTTTCTTTATCTCGGTATGACGATGTAATAAAGAAAGGTACGTCAGCAATGCCTCTGGCTAAATCCAGCTTCTTTAAAAGTTCTGGATTCATTAAGTCATAACAAACATGACCATTACACTTAAATTCGCTCTTGCTAAAATACTTCATTTCATCAATCTTTGCACGTTGTAAATAAGTGCAGTAATCAAAACCAAAGTAGTTAAGGCTGCATCTATATCGGAAAAACTAACCCCCAAAGCTGCAATGTTAATACTATTTAACTCTATCAAGTCGTTTTTCATCTTTCAATTTCTTTAAAAATACCTTTAGCTTTTTTATATTATGTTGCTTCGGCTTATATCTCATAATTTAATACCAGTATAATATGCGTTCGATATTGGATTCAAGTCAGCACCAGTATTTTGGCTATACTCTGGGAATGAACTGCTATCGTTACATAAATACTCTACGATTCTCTGCCCATAAAACTCTGCTGAATCTCTCTCTTTCTGTACTAAGTAATCTACATCTTGACGAGTAGCTGCCGTTCCGTTCTCGCTATTCTTTTGCGTTATGCTTCCGTTCTTAATCTGGAACGATATAAAAGGTAAAGCCTCTACAAGTGCGTAGTGTATTATAGCGTCTTGTATATAGTCATCAACTAATATCTTGTAGTTTCCAGTTAAACTTGCACCATCTACTCCAGCAATGTCGTTCTGTAATTTATCGTATAGCTTAGTACCCAAGATAATCTGTAAATGCTTGTCTTGTGCTATCTTTAAAAAGGGTAGCAAAAAGGCAGTGTCAACATTATAGTTGATTGCCGTTGAACTCTTTAATTTATCTTCGTTTACAAATAATACTGCCATGTTATTTCTTATTTACAAATCCTCTGTTGGGCATATCTTTTGGTTTAATAGCTACGTTTTTTGGATTACGCACTCTGTACCCCTCTTTGTCTGCTTTGTTAGTTGATACTGTCGGAGCTAATGGGCTTTTTGTATCAATCTTAGTTAGTGATTTAAAGGTCTTTCTTCGCCACTTGTGATGGCATCCCCCACCACCTTTGAACTCCCAAATGGAATATTTCTTAGCACCATTTAAGCCCCACCCAGGATTTACTTCTGATTTATCCATTTTAAGAATGTCCTCTTTACGGTATAGCTTGTCTGCTGCTACCATCTTGCGACAAAACTCTCTTGAATTAGCACTTACTTTTTTAGGGAAATACTCGTATCGTACTTTGTACATATAACCACCAATGGTTGCATCTTGGTCGCTCTTTGAATTTGGTCTTGCCACCCCAGTAGATGCAAACTTATATGCTTCTAATTCTTCATGTGTTTCAGCATCTACATCTTCGATAACTTCCCACTCGTCAAGATTAAGTTCTTCGCCTAAATCAATTAGAGCATTAGCTACAATGATGTCGTTCTTCTCATCCTCTTTAGAATAGTTTTGACATCTGCATTTACCACCGCTACACTTTTTCTTTTTGCAATCCTTAAAATCCTCTTCAACGGATTCTATTTCCTCAACCTTGCGAGATGCCCAGCTGAATCCAGCATCGCCACCCCAAAGCAGCCAAGCTATCTTTCCAGCACTTGGATAACCCTCATCGCCTACTTTGTAGCCTTGCCCCCCTTTGGTAGCCTTTTCATGTCGGCTAAAGAACGAGTACATTCTCTTTATAGTTTCAATGCTTAGATTATCTCCGTTCTTAATGTTTCTTGCTCTTGCAACACCAACCTCTGTTCCACCTCTTCCAAATTCTCTGCGTAGTTCAAGACCACGTTCAGCCTCTTCCATCATTTCATTGGTAGGCTTAGTATCTATATCGTCAAGGCTTTTAAATGCACTATATTGATCTATTCCAGTTTCTTTTTCTGTTTCTTCAGCATCTAAACCATCAGTTTCTATAAACTCAATTGGTTGTAGTGTTTTAAAGTATGTGTCAAGCACAATACCATTAACTGCCAACACTTCATTGATAGCTTCAAGAATCATGTTTTGATATGGTCTAATAACTGTGTTATCCCATAACTGCGATGCAGTCTTTATCTCTTCAGCATTGTTTCCAAGTCCAGTATTATCTTTGATACCAAATAAAATTGGGCTGGTAACTTTATGACCTATCAATATCTTTCGAGTAGCCTCTTCGCTTAAGAACTTGTACTGCTCACTTGCTTCAGATATTGGTAAACTCTCAATCGTTGTTGCGTTTGACGTATCATCGTTGAACGATATAAGCCACTTTTTACCTTTTGCGCCTTGTAGCTTTTGAGTTACCTTACGCTCAATATGATTTTGCTCGTCTTCGGTAGGTTGCCCATTGTTAAAGTTAATCATCATCGTAGGTGCAAATCCATTCTGGATATTCGTCAAGTGATATGTACCTATCTCTTCGTCAATCTCTGCCCATTGCAAAGCACCAGCATAATCAACTGGGCTAAAGTAAAAATATCCAGCTGCGTATGGTTTAATAACCATTATTTGAGATTCTTCGCCTCTTGCACCAGTAAATGCCTCAATGCGTCTTGGAGCATATCGCTCCTTTCTGTACTGCGACCAATCATCTGAATAGTAATAAGCCTTAATATCGCCCTCAATAGCTTTCTCTGGTCTTAGATTCTGCATAGGGATATGCTTCGCCTTTAGTATTTGCGTTCTCCCCTTATTCCATACTATGTTAAAAGCACCTTGTCCGAGTAGCTTCAAATCACTTGCAACTCTTTTAAGGTCGTTCGCCTTAAATATAGACTTCATTTTTGCGTGTTCTAAGGGCTTTTTGTTCTCGTTAGTACATGATAGCCCCTCGCCATAGATTTGGTCGCTTACAGATGAGATAATTGCGTTATTTACGGCACTACCATTGTATCTGTCGATCAAATACTCAAAGTAGTTGTTATCATCCCCATAAGAAACCCATTCTTTCGATGCTGATTCCTTTGCTTTTGGAGATTTCTCTGCTGCTAAATTTACTATTCTTAAACTCATATTTTTAGATATACGGAATTAGTTGGGTTTGCCTCTGCTTGTTTAACGTAGGTAACTTGGCTATCGCCACCAACCCAAAACTTTCCTGTTTCTCTCTTTGCTATTACAGACGCATCTGTGATGTCTGTATTTGTATCGCTCGTTTGCTCATAAATATCGTAGCTGAAGAACGATGTTTCTTGGTATACTACTCTGTCCTCTGCTACGTTATCCTCTGCGTAGAACGTGAAGCTAAATTTAGTGTTTCTTTCGTTAAAATAATCTTTTGTTAATACAACGCTTCTACTCACATTAGTCTGTAAGTTGGTAGTATTAAGTAGAAAGTAATTAGAACGACCTACAACGTCATAATCCAACGGAACATAAAGTTCTGCTGAGTAATCTTGATCGCTTGTTACACTAAAGATATACATTATTCTTGTGCGTTTTCTTTTACTAATTCAACTGCTTCGTCAGATGTCAATACTGTATTGTTTGGATATGCTAATCCCTCGCCTAAACCAAGCAAATAAGACACCTCACCATCTAACCAGCTTGCACTAAACTCTAATATATAAAAGTTGCCACCATCTTTGGTAAATGTTAAAACATGACCATATTGTCGTTTGTTATCCTCGCCCATTTCAGCGTAGGTTGTCGGTAGGAGTTGCACCAAAGCACCCTCCTCGTCAAATTCTGCTCTTCGATAACGTGAAAACAAGTCTGGCAATTCAGAGTTGTACGTTTCTTCGTTTAAACAAATGTATATATTTCCTATCATTTTCTTAGTTATTATGTCCAGACTTGGTTGCGTTAAAGTTTTGCTCTATCTCGTCAGATGAAAGTTCTCTGTCATAAAATTTAATATCATCAATTAAGTCGTGATATTTTCTATCATTAGCTAAACCATCCCACCCTATTAATTTTGGATAAGAATTTGAAACCCCAGCGTTATTACCAGTAGTACCCTCACTTGTAACAACCCAATTTCCGTTCTGGTCTATTTTACTTGTGTATAAAGTGCAAGTATTATTACCACCACCAGCTTGTCTGGTAAAGGCAAAATAAAACCACTCCCCATTTGTGTAATTAGTTGTAGAATTTATATCTGCACCATTTATAAAGGTATTTACTACCTTACTTCCATCCCCTAATAATCTTGAACTAATTGAAAAATTATTACCAGAGCCGACAGTTGCACCATTGCTAAATATAACATTCAAACTACTTGTATTTTGTAATAGATAATTCCATTTTGCCCATCCACAAATAGAAAACGCCTCATTTACACCTACGTCAAAAACATTATCATCTAAAACCTCTGCATACCCAGTACCGTCTAAATTAAACCCACTACCTTTTACCCTTACGGCGTTGCCTAAGATGTCTTTCTGTGAATCGGTAGCGCATGAGATAAGTGTTGCGTCTGTTACGGCAGTTCCGTTTGTTCTTCGGTATGCAGATACAGAATCAGCATCTTCTAATTGTGCACCCCATAGGATAACCTCATCCAAATTACCACCCCTAAAATCAACTATATAAAAATAATCTGGTAAGCTATCGGCTGAATTTATAGTAAACCTTTGCCATTCATTTGTAATTGTAACGACAGAGCCTGTACTATCATACCTCGTAAGCAAACAAAGTGAGCCAGTGCCAGACGTAGTCTTTGCCCATATAGACCTATAATAGCTACCTATACCAGAAAATAGATTGTTTACTGAACCAGAGCCAGAAACATCAGCAGATAATTTATATGCTGACATTGTGCCGTCTGGCGCAAGGTAACCACTATCTAAAGTAACCCCAGCATTATCCCAATAACCATCACTAAAGTCCTCACTATACTCAATCAAATTACTCCCCTTACTCCAGTTCATCATACCCAACTGTGGGATTCTCTCTTGAGCATCGTCATAGGTAGCACCTAAAGATGAGCCATCGTAGGTTTCTCCATCTATGTTATAGACTTCTTTAATTGATATATTGCTTAACCATATTTCAGTTCCACCACCACCGATACGTTTTAATATAAAGGTAGATATACCAGCTTCAAAAGAATACGTATGTGTTCCAATAGAACTCGGTATTGTTAAGTCCGAGAGAGTATAAATTCCTAAATTACCTATCACATTTTTAAATACAGTATAAGTAACTTGATAGGTTCGACCAACACTTAATATACCTCTATTTTCAATTGAACATATTGCGCCAGTAGAAGAAATGATTTTACCATAACCATCTTCAACTTTTGCCTCTCCAGATGTAACCCAATACTCTGCATCATTAAAGCCTTTTGATTGGTCAATTAACTCTTTCCCAAGCAAAGGTGCAGAATCATAAGCAATAGTTCCATCGCCCTCGCTCATGTGCCACCATGCGTGTAAATCGTTAAGCGTTACGTTTGAACTTGCGTTGTCGGCAACTAACTTTTGAGGGTTAGCGTAGTCATAAGCAATGTCATCAGTAGTGAATTCAGCACCATAGATTTGTAGGTCTGACATTTTAAAGCGACCATCTGCTGCATAAAGCCCATCCCCAATATTAAAGGTATCGTTTACTACTGAAAACCCAGTTGATGACGTTAAAACAACCCTTTGCCATTGGTCTAACTCTAATTGTGCTGGTGTACCCCCATAAGTAACACCTCTATAAACACCATCAACATAGGTATCCATTACAATATTCTCATTTATTGATTCAAGTTCTGAATCACTACCAGCCAACCTAATCTCTCTTGTGCCACCAGTACCACCACCTCCATAAAATATTGCTTCAGCTGATGATGTATGTGTAGGATAAATCCAAAACGCTATCGTCTTGATTGTCTTGCTTGATGGGAATGATGTATCTACTGAATCGTTACCAGTAAATGTTAAACACTTACCAGTCTTTAAAATAGCATTGTTATCGTTGCCAGATATGTCTGGAGTTTCTTGTGCGTATTCTTGAACGGAAAAACTACTAAATTTAATTGTGGTATTGTTAGTTGCATTTCTAACTATAAAGCTAAGCGTGCCACCACTTTGTGTATGAAAAACTGTATGTGTTCCAACTGTATTCGGTTGCGCCCCAGTATACGTACCAAAATAAAAATTCAAAGAGGCATTATCTGTATTCTCAGATATGGTATATGTTACTGCATACTTTTTACCAGAGCCTAAATATAAATAATCATTTAACCCGTTTGTGGCATAAGCCCTACCATCAAAAGCACTATCATCGTCATTAATTAAATTAAGAATTCCATCCGATATATTTGTACCATCATTATCACTACTTGCCCAACCTAAAGTCCAAGAAGATGATGTAAGAGTACCATCGGTACTAAAATCCACATTTGTGATTAATTCCTCCCCCAAAGGCTCTGCCTTAGTAAAAGGTAGCCACATCTTTAGACCAGCCCTTACAACGCTTTCTCCAACCCTACGGATTGCTCCTATTGTATTTTGAATTATGTTTAACATAATCCGTTATTTAGAATAATGCGATAATGTCGTCAGCCGTAGAATTTGCAGCCTTTACTCTTGTAACTTGGATAGGCATAAATGTACCAGATGGCACGTTATGGAAAACAACAGTATCTCCGTTCAATGTGATAACTTCTACATCGCCACCAGTACCAACATATAAAGCTGCTGGATTGTTAGCGTCTGCACCAGTAATATCAGTTGAATCACTCTTGGCTACATCTATTGCTCTAAAGCCTTGTCTTACGATATTGTTTGTAGGCATTTGTTTTGTTTTTAAATGTTATATAATTAAATAGGAAATAGGTCAAATTGTTTTATATAAAAAAAACCCCCACGTTTGTGGAGGCTTTAATATTATTGAATTATAGTATTATCATGAGCCATCATCAACTGTAATAGTTGAAAAGTCAGCAAATGGGTTTCCAGAGGTATTTGATGGTTCTACAATAACGGCAGCGTCTTTCTCTCTACCAACTAAGGTTAAGTTATATCCGTTCATATCTCCGAACGCTTGACCTTTCCCAACGTTTCCGCCAGTAACTGTCATTCCGTTAAAAGCACCAGCCAAGAAAACTTTTCCGTTTCCGTTAGCATTTAGGTTATTGTCTTCTACAAAAACTTGGAATCTACCCTCTGTCAAAACTTTTAAAACTTGTAATTGAGTTTTATTTATGTTTGGCAAAGCCAACGATAAAGTTTGCTCAAAGAATACAGTTCCATTTTCTTCGCTTACTGTAATAGCCTCATCAAAACCAGAACTTTGTGGAATCAAAGCATACTTGAAAATAGTTGCCGTTCCAGAAACATCTGTAAGTTCTAAGTCTGAAATAGTATAATTCCCTAAAGTGTTGTCGTTTGCGAAATATACGTTTCGAATACCACCGATTGATTCACGGCATTCTAAACCTCTTCCGTCTGATAATAAACAAGCCATATTTATATAGGGTTTTAAAAAGTAGGGGCTTTGAGACCCCTACCTAAATTATTAATTATATTGCGTAGTAAACTACATCTCCAGCAGAAGCAAAACCTACACCAGCGTTGTACTTCATAACAAGACGTACGTTGTCAGAACCGTCTCTGTCAGTCATGTCGAGTACCTTAACTTCTGTTAAGTCAGAAAGCAAATCAGTTGCAAAGAACAT